TGCGAACATTAGTTGCAGCTGCAAGTGCAGTTTTAAGACCACCACCATTTGGGTCATCTTTACGTCTGATTGTTAAATTGTCTGTAGAAATAGCAGTTACTTCATACTCTTGTCCATCTGCTTCTTGGAAATGCACAATGTCACCGACATTATATGCAGCTCCACCAGCACCAGCAGAACCACCACCAGTGTCAACTCCAACAGTAGTTGCACCAATAGCAGGAGTACCAGTTGTTACACCAAGTGTACCAGCGTTTCCAGCAAAAGATTGTTCGTATGCAAGTGGCCCTAAACACATGGACACACCTAAACTATTTCCGTGAGTACCAGCAGTTCTAGCACCCCACTCACCACTAGAACCTTGTCCAGCGGCGTAATTATCTTGATAATGAGTGTCGGACTTAATCAAAAGACCAGAACCACCACTCATTGCGTTTGTGACAGCACTTTCTGCTCTTACAACTCTCAGTGCGTTTCCGTACTGAAGGAAGTTAGAAGCAGTAAAGAATGTCTCAAAGTTACTTCCATTAGGTTTACCAAACAGTCTGACTAAATCTTCTTCCGAAGAAACTGCTGTAATCTCTGAAACTGGGCCTTTTTCGAAGGCACCAGCAATCGCACCGATAGATGTCGATACGGCAGGAACTACATTAGTTAAGTCAACCTCTTTGACAAGAACCCCAGGCGATACTTGAAAAGGCATATTTTTTCTCCTTATTCTTTGTCAAATAATTCATTCTTGTGTATATTTAGTAAAATTGAGTTTCTAAAAACTCATTTTTATATGTACTAGAATCTATAAATAATACCATGTCATATTATAAACGATATCAAAAAACCATTAAAGAGGTTGCAAAGAAAAACTATAACCGAAGAATTATCTGGTTAAATGAATATCTTGCACCACACTCTTGTTGTCAATGTGGTGAACCAGAGACAGCTTGTCTTAAATTCTACCCCTACGATAAAGAGATTCGTTTTAAATCTAAACGATTAGGACTTAATGAAGAATCTAGAAAAGAAGTAGTTAACCTCATAGAAAAATCAAAAGTAGTTTGTTCCAATTGTTTTATTAAATACGAACACGACATTATTGATATTATGTAGGAATTTGATGTTTTCTAAATTTTATTTTTTCTAAGGTTTCTTTTTTCTGTTTATCAGAAAATATCATCCACTCTCGTATTTCATCTTGAGTTCTCAAACATCCAACACAAATATTACCTTCAAGAGTACATACTTTAATACATGGACTTTCCACACTAAGCTGCAAGTGGTCTTTCTGGATTAACACCCAACATATCTCCCCATGCACCATAATAGTGTCTCATACCTACTTCATCATGAATAGTACCATTCTCATGTCTACCATGTAGAATATTTCTTCTCTCTGTACCCTCACGCATTGTAGTACCTTGTCCAGCAACACCAATCAAGTCTTCATGCAGATTACGACCAAAGGGCCCCCAGATTGAATTGTGATGTTTAATACGAGTAAGTCTTTCTTCCTCTGTATCTTTCTTCAGACCATATCCACGAAACTCTATGAGAACTTTGTTAGGCCCAAGAGGTGTTACAGAATCAGAACGATACGCACTACCACGCAAGTTAAAATTATAGCCTGGGAACAAGTCTACCATGTACCATTGATTTGGTGGTAGGTTGGGAAAACTAAGTTCTCCTCTATCTTCAAACCCATCATACTCTTCATAGTTGACTGTAAACGAACTTACATTAACATGACCGTTATCAAAGGGTATATTTTTTCTTGCAAAGTATTCATCATTAAAACCAGATACACGATTAAAATAATGCATAAAGTCGTGATAGAATTCACTATTAGTATCATGCCATAGTTTGTAGTTTGTATCTATAACTGCTTTATGGTAATGAAATATTTCCATCTCTTCTGTGTCAATTGCATCTGAAATACAATCAAACGCACCAGCAGTCCATTCATCAACCGACATTGTTGGATTAGGGTCAAGTGTTACCCATACCATACCACCATGTTTTACTTCACAATATAATTGTGGTTCAACCGTTACGATTGGTGCAGATACTATACCAGAAGGGGAATTAAATCCATAATTACGATATGCTTTAATACCATCTTTGGTATTGACTGCAATAATATTTACACCAGCAATCTGGGAAGTTCTATAACTTCCAATGTGTTCCATTTCACTTTTATGGAAAACAGGCACCCAGACCTTTGAAAATATTTGTTTTTGTTCTTGTGCAAAAATTTCTGCGTTGTTATAACATTCACTTGAGATATATTCTACGTTAGGCGTTTTAGTCCAATTCTTATGATTACGAGGTGGCATAACAATCTCCTTACCAGTTATTACTATAATCTCTTACTACTGGACTCCATCTTTGACCATATTCATCAACAATGTTTTCGCCCATTGGGTCATCTACACCGTTATCCAAAAATCCGAATGGAGCCATATCTTGTTCTAGTTGGTCTTGTTGTTCTAAAAACATTCTTTCCCTAATATCTACGTTAGTCAATTCTTTAAAATATGTTTGATTTGTCATCCATGCAAACAACACACAACACATTGCAAGGTCATCTGTGTGTCCTTCTTCTGCTTGAAATGATTGTCCATGCTTGATAAATGTAGAAAACTCTGTTATAAGGTCATAATCATTAATGATTAACTTATCTGTTTCTATTAGTTGTTTGAGGTTTGAACACCCTAACATCTTTACTGATTTAGTTGTTCTTACACCTAATTGTACTTTACCCCCAGAGAAACCAGAACCAAGTATTTGACCAGCTCTTCCTCTCATAGATGCCATGATAAGGTTATCGTACTCTAAGTCGTACTGCATTGCAGTTGCAACTTGTTCTCCAATATCATTTACCTCAATCATTACATATGCGTTGTTATATGCTTTTGCAACATCATGAATTATATTTGGAAATAATAAAGGTTTTATTTGATTATTTCGATATTTTGCAACAATTCTATATGGAAGTTGTGATACATCAAATACTAAAAATGCAGAATAGTCTTGTTCCGTTCCTCTTGCAACATCACATACAATAGAATACAAGCCTTCCTTTTCTGGTTTCTGATATAACTCTAACCCAGCATTACGTTGTATAGGGTCATCAAACACCATAGATTTAATCTTTGTTGGGTGAATAAGGGTATTGATAGACCCTAAGAATTCGCACTCAAATTCACGATTAAATTGTTCTTGTGATGTATTTGCAATAGTTTCGTCTTTCCACTTTTCATCTCTGCCTGGGATTTCACTCCAGTGAACTTCAATTGGATTATAAGAGTTTTTACCACTCTCTGCATCTGACCAAAGTTTATAGAAAAGATTCATACCATTAGGTGTTGATACGATAATCACCTTTGTACTTTTACCAGATGAAATCGTAGGATACACAGAACTAAAAAAGTCTTCTGCAACATTATGTGGTACGAAAGCAAACTCATCCAAGAATATCATGTTGTATGAACCACCACGAACAGCACTAGATGATGTAGAAGATGCAACAATACGAGAACCGTTCTCTAAATCTAGAGAACCTTTATTCCAAGACATTACTCCTTGTTGCATCCATTTAGGTAAATTTTCATATGCAAGTTGTAATCGTGAAAGAATATCTCTTGCAGTTGCAGCTTTGTTTGCAAGTATTGCTACTCTCATTTGTTCATTGAATAGAACATAATGTAAGATATAAGATATAATTGTAGTTGTCTTCCCAGATTGTCTAGGAAGTTTGCATATAGTAAAACGATTATTGTGTATCGTTCCTAGTATTTCTTTTTGAAATGGGTATACGTCAAAAGGAACAAGACCTTCATCTAGAGATACAATCTTAATGTATTTCTGACAAAAGTATAGAGGGTCTTGCATACACTTTTGGTATTCAAGAATATTCTCTTTTGTCCACTCTACTGAAACATTTGATTTCTTTAGAAGTGGATTACCAAGGTAATGATTTATCTCTGTCATGCATCTATTTATTCAGATGGTGCAGAGTCCTTTAGATGTTTTGCATAAGCAGTTTTGACTGCATCAGTATGAAACTGAGCAACCATCGCTTTTACGTCTGCACTTTCCCCAGATGAATCTGAGTCTGGTGAAACAACATGGCGTGAGAAACTTCTAGAAAGTTCTGCACCATCTTCTTCAATAATAGTAGCAGTTCTAATCTGAATGTGCTTATGCACGCCTACTACTTCAATCTTATCTTGTTCTGTACGTTTTG